ATTTCAGACCCATAGATACTACGGAACTTAGTAACGGAGTTAATCAGGGTTTCACCAAGTCCAACTGGTCCACTAGTAGTACGAGCCATAATACATGAAACTCCATTTAGGGGTTTCGTAGCTTCAAGGTTATTGTTAATAAGATTGAAGCTCACTTTGGGTGAATTTGGCATAATCTATAAAAAGTTTAAAGTTTGGATAATAAAAGCCTTTATGTTATAAACATAGAGTATTGTTAATAAACTTAAGTTACATGTACCTGTACGGGTTCTTTTGTTTCATCACCATTACTGTCTGTAAAGTTTATTAGAGCCAGAATATCCTTAATAGGAGAATAGGTAACATCTGGAGACACTAACTCATCTATGTAACTGTCAATTACCGTATAAGAATAAACTTTTTCTAATAAACCATGCTCTTGGTCATTGTGATCATAGTAATTAGAAACCTCTATATATAGGTTACCGGTCTTACTGAGACCTTTATGCTCTAGATATTCTTGTAAGCTGCTTTCTATAAAGGGTTTAATATAACCTCTTACTGGTAAAGCAGTATACATAATACTATGTAGAAGCCTCAAGTCCTCAGATTTACTAGCTACTAAGTGAATATCAAACTGTACGTTCTTAGTTTCGAATGGGTAAATGTACTGACGATATTCGTTATTTTCTAGCTCATCTCCAACCATAAAAGCTTCAGTACCTATGTTACCAGGATAGTAGGAATTTAGATCTACGGTAATCCTGGGTACAATTTTAGGACCTCTTACCTGATTATTACCTACACCAAAGATATAGATAAACTTCTTTAGAGATTCCATATCCTTTTGATACCTCTGAGTATTTTCTTGAGATACGGGTAAATATAGATCAGGATCTAAGGTTAGCTTTAGTTGTAAAGCTACCTGCATCAGAGAAGCCCATATTGATCTTTCTATTATTTCTTGTGTAGTTATCATACCTATATACGGGTTATTAATGGTCGATTTATCACTAACTGATGTAGCTTCGAATCTACAGAACTTTCATCTACTTCTCCTGGAGAGAAGTACAATCTGCCTATAGCATCCTCTGAATTTTCGAATGGGTTTTCGTTCTCTAGATAAAAATCTGTAAATAGTACAGGTAAAAACATAACTTGAGAGATCTCATGTAATTGGTTAGCTAGAGATTCAGTTTGATTAGCTCCTAGCCAATATCTACCCATAAGAGTAGCTATACTATTTTTAGTAGCTTCTACATCTCCAGTGTGATCTATGGTATCTGTAGAAGGTATATATTCCCAATAGTGTTTAGAATATATTCCTCTATTAACTACATCTTCTGAAGTAACCGCTCCATCTCCGTTATTATAGTATTCTACCTCGTTTACCTCATTAGCTAAACCTTGTCCTGATATCTGACCAAGACTGCCCAGAGTTTTTATACATAGAGGCATTAATTTAAACATCCAATGTTTACCATTAATCACTCCCCATGGGTAGTGATAGGTATTAGTATGAGAGGGGTTCCTCCAACCCAGCCTTCCACTTGTTGGAGGGGTTCCAGTATGCCACATAAAGGTTAACTGTATGGGGTCAAGTAGGGTATTGCCTAATAAGTTACTAGTACTCTTACTAAGCCAAGACCCTGCAATATACCTATTATCTTCATCATCTCCATAGGGTTTAATATAGGAAGTTTCCATAACTGAGGGCATTTCTTTGTATATGCCGAATATAACGGGTTTACCAATATATTCATAGTATATTATAAAACCATCGGATTTAGTTGGCAAAGAGCTTACTATACCATCCCTTTGCCATAGTTTAGCTGGAGCTCCTCTACCGGCATCTATAGAAGATCGGATCTTAAACTCTGGAGTATATATACAGTAGTGGCCATAAATGTCATCTTCAGTTTCTGGTAGAGTATGTTCATATAATTCTGTAGTAGTTATATCTCCTATGTTATAACGACCTAAACCTTCACTACCTACATTACTAAAAGCAGTTAGTGGTACAGAGATTGAACTAAGGTGATAATTAATGAAGCCCTCCTGTTGAGATATCTTTAAATAAAGTGGTTCAGCTCCGTGTATACCAGAACCTTTACCATCACTTATCTCATTAAAGGTTATAGTACCAGACCTACCACTAGTTAGATTATTAGGCTGAACTTTAGCCCATAGTATATAACTAAAGGAAGCATCTACTACATTGGGATTTAAGTAAACGTTATTATCCCAATAATTTATAAACTCCTCCCAAGTGTCAAAATCAAAATAATTTCCATGAGTATGTTCTAAATCAGAGTATGTCCATATATGGTAATTTAACTTTGGTTCTGTTACCCAATCGGGTACTGCAGAAACGTCTGGTCTACAAGGTATTCTACTCTTATTACTTTCTGGAGTATCATCATCTGTTGGTACAACTCCGTCATATTCGATGTTCTTATAGTACATCTTAAACCATATAAGGTCAATTAGAGTTGTAGAGTTAATCTCTCTACCATAATGTTCTTTAGAAAAATCTCCAACAGTCTCCTCTAATCCTGCCAAAGTACTGTAGGGTTTACTAATAACCTCTCTTATATAAGTGTTACCACTAATGGTTTCAGTTTTACCACAACTAAACCTTACATAAGCCGTATCCTGGACTTTTTTGGTTTCTTCTGAAACCCTAGTATCACCTATACTATATAGTGGAGCTATATAACTCCATGTATAAGAGCTAGGATCAGGGTCTTCACCTTCTTTACCTTTGTGGGTTAAGGATACGTTATAGATCTTAGTTAATAGATGTATAGAAGCTGAACCCTTAATAGGAGTATTACTGTTATTCTTACTAGTAGGAAATACATTGATAGTTTGATTACCTTGTAGGTTATCTAATCTATCTCCTACCACTTCCTGACCGTCTATGACGGCTTTTAGTTTAAAATGAGATTCTTCTGCCATATCATTGGTATTTTTTTAGTTCTCGTCTAAGATTCGTTATTAGGTATTTCTTAAGCCTTTCTGTACCACCAACAGCATTAAAAGAAGGTCTAAACAGGGGTCTAGGTGGAATGGTATTATGAAAAAGATTACTATCTCCTCCATCAGCTCCATCTCCATACTCCAATAATCTTGCTAGTTGTATTAGAGTAAGTTTAGACTTACGGGACCTTCCATACTTGTTTACTGGGTCTACCGCTTTCTCATTAGGGTTAGGTCCTACATAGTATCTACCTTGATAGTTTCTTAATTTTATACTATGTAGCATCTGACCTGATAGTTGCCAAAAGCCCTTTACATCGTATTTCTTAAGGTAGTCCTTAGAATGAGGTTTCCAGGATACTCCTCGGGGAGGTGTATTATACATAATACAACTCCTTATGTATTTTGCTAGCATTTTACCAAAATTAGTGCAAGCTTTATTATAAGCATTCATTTCTATCTCTGGTAACTCCCTCAAAAGTCTCTCTGCTAGCTTTTGTTTTTCGGGATTTAAGTAAACGGTATCTATACTTATTTCTGGGATAGAACCGATAGTAAATATGGATCTAGGCATAAGCTAAGTATTTAATAAGATTCTGATATAGGATCATAGCAATATCTCCTGCTATAGTAGAAGCTAATTCACCGAAGGTTGGTAAATTATAATAGTTACAAATATCGTCTTGAAGATGGTTTATTTCGTGAACTAAGGTATTCACAAACTCCTCTTGAGAGTTAGTCCATCCAATACCCATGATACTATATCTACCTTGAGTTAAAGTAAATCCAGAGTTCGGATTAACTATAGCTATAGCTACATCTTTAATACCCTCGTTACTACAACCATTCTCCCATAACATAGGTAATACTATGTCTAAATCATTTACTGTTACATTGTATAGAATTGATAGTCTCCAGCTATAACGAGGTAGCTGGAGACTCTGAGCTATCATGATTGTTCAAGTATTTCTATCCAATCTATCTCTATACCGTTAACGGCCATAGCAGCTAGCCATTTTGCAAAGATAACTCCTTCTTTAGCATCTGGGTCATCTATAGTATTTTTTATATACTTAGCTAGATGGAGTTCATCCTCTAAACAACCATTTTCCTCATCCATCATATCTGCCTTAGCCATATTAGCTACATAGACATAGTCATAGAGGCGATTATTAGCTAACCTAATATTATGATTAGCTAAGATAGTGTCTACCTGTTCTTTGGTAAAAGGTTCTATAGGCTGTAACTCTTCATCGTCTAAGAACATATTACTAACTGCAAACTTACATAAAGCTTGGTTAAAGTGAGGTCCAAAGTGCATCATATAGATTCTCTGAGACCTTGGTAAAGTTTCGTATTGTGTAAGATTCATTTTGTTTTTGATTTTAACAACAATAAAGGGCAATAGAAGTTGCCCTCTATTGCCCGATAATAAAAGTAATAAGTGATTAGCTTACCAGTTATATCTTTCGTTATATCCCCAGTCTTCATCCTCGGGACGAACTACATAACCTCGCATATGAGGAGGTACTTCCATAAAACCTCCCTGTCCGCCTCTCCTATTAGGTGACATAGTATAACTACCTCTACCTCTCATACGAGGGCTACGACGGAAACTCATCTCACTTTTCAGATTTTCACCTTTCTCTTTCTTTTCTGCCTTCTCCAAGCACTCTACCATATTACTAGCGAGTTCCTGGATACCTTCAGCCATATCTAAAAGCTTATCACGGTCTTCATCATAAATTTCATAGATTTTCATATCAATCAGGATTGTTTAACACCATGACTTAGGTTACCTCCATTCTCAAGGATTATCTTTACCAAAGTGTTAACATTCTCAGTTAGAGTATCTACTTTAGTATTAAGACTGTTAAACTGACTATCCCTTTCAGCTTCTTTAGCGAAATTAGGATTTAAACTCTTTAATATAGAATCTCCTGCTTGAATGACTTTATGATGATAGGATTCTGAGGCTATGATCTGTTTACTGTTCTGAATCATAACTTCCGTTTCTGATATCATATCAGCCCGGTTATCCGCTATAACGGTACCGTTGTTAAAATCTGCCAAGTTCAAATTAGCTGGTACTTGATTAAACTCTCTGATACCATCATCAAATTTTACTTTAAGATTAACCACCATTTCACTCATATTGGGTAAACCTATGGTTACTCCCGGAGTAAAGGTTTGATGTTTAGGCTGAAGAGGGCTTACCTGCTCTACTTGACCGATCTTTAATACAGGTCCATTTTGACCAAGCTTATCTAAGAGATAAATAGGAGCTCCTTGTCGAATATTGGAAAACATAAATCTAAGTGATTTTTGTTAATACTCAGTTAACTTATGAGTTAGTAGCTGTAGTAGCAGTTGGTGCATACGGAGCCATTAACTGTAAAGTCTTAGTAGACTTGTTATATTGTATGAGGTAAATACCGGTTTGATTTAAACTAGCTACTGTAATAGCTGCACCATTTAAACCTGTTAAAGGTAAAGTGCTACCATTTACAGATAGCAGTATGGGCAAAGTACCGGTTGCCTCAATGGCAGTACTAAGGCGAACCGATACATAACCCACAACGCTACGTCCTCTAAAAGTACCATTAGGCAGAGTAAGAGTAACGTTTTCTGTACCTACAGTAGTTTTTATAACATCAACCCAACCCCTTCTCTGATTAATATTGATAGGAGTCATGTGGGTATAAGTTAACCGAAAAAACCATCATTACAACCGCAGCAGCCACCGTAGTAAGGGTTCTGCTGAACGGCTACTAGATTTGGATAAACTACAGGAACTGTATTAGGCTGTTTAGCAGCAATGCTATCTACCTTGTCGTCCAATGTCTGTATACGAGCATTTATAGGAGCGACCATAGAGTTAAGCATGATACCAAACTGCTTGTTTTGGTTCTCTTGAGAAAGCTGAGTGCGGAGATTGGTGTTCTCATCACGTGTACGATCCAACTTATCCTGGAGATTCTGGGTCTGCATTTCACAAAGCTTATCCAGTATTCTCTGGTTATTGTTGTTATCGTTCGTAGTAATGGTATAAGTCTGCTGGCAAAGACCAAGTTCATCACGACCCTGGTTAATTGCCATCTGGTTCTGTATACCATTGAGACCTTGCTGGAGGGTTGCAACATGACCAGACATAGCCTGCTGCATCTGACAACAACACTGAGCAATCTGGTTACCCAGAGTACAAGTACCATTCTGGATAGAGTTGATGATCTGCATAGCATTCAGACCCTGATTGTTTGCTATCTGGTTGATAGCTGTCTGAATAGTCTGAACAGCACCATTTACAAGGTTAAAGTCCTGACCAAGCATAGTGCTCAAAGTCTGGATAGCCGTACGAGCCTGTTCACCTTGTGAAACGATGGCATTCATCAAAAGTTCACGACCAGCATTGTTGTCGATTTGGTTAGAGAGGAATCCCGCTCCTGCATTGCCTCCATTCGCATTGCCTCCGAAGATGTTACCAAAACCTCCATTACTGAATAGGAGACCAAGCAGGAATCCCAGGATTCCTCCTCCCCAACCATTGCCTCCAAAAAGGCCATTATTGTTACCAAAACCTCCGCCCATAAAAGGCAAGATCCAAGCAGGTACATTACCTGCAGAATTCCCAGAACCACTGTCTGGGAATACCATTACCCTAGAAGGGTTTTCAGAATAAGCCATAAGTCTTAATTCGTTTTTAAAAGTTAATTAAATCAGTTACATATAAAATAAACAGTGATCTTGGGCCCTAATCAAATATTTAAGTTATACATATATAATCTTCGTAGTATCGTGCTTACAATTTATCTCTTAAAAAATCCAGCAAACAGGTTAGCTAAAACATCAACCTCAAGAGAGTTTTGACATTTTCAATGAAACCCTATTTGCTGGAGGTAGAAATTATTTTGCCTAGTTAGGTTTAATAATTCCTATTTTTCTTCGTAGATCACCTTATTTTATTCTACTTTACCATTTACCTTTTCAACCAGGTTAATAGCGATAGCAATAGCCTGATCTACATCGTAATCATTGTTTACAACTAAATCCTTAGCCATATCAAAGACTCTCTGGTTCTTAATACTAGGTACACCACTATTCTTGGTGAATTCTAATAGCTTTTCAAAAGGGTTCTTGTCATAGGTATTGACCTTAAAATCCAACTGGATATTAAGGTGTTCTCTTATATGTTCTTTACCCTTACTATCTATATAGGTAACCCAATCACGTTTTGTTCTTTTACCTTCAGCGTGTTTATGGAAAGCTACTATTTCTACTTCTTCACCTGTTTTCCTAATTACGTAATTACCAATAAGGTAACCAAGTGTACTTGAATCCTCTAACATAATTTAACTTGTTTTTAATAGTTGATAAATACTATTTTATATAACCTTGAATAAAGCTACTACGATAAAATACAAGGCAGTAGTAAAGGCAATAAATATGCCATATTCTACAACATCCTCATATTCGAATCTAGTAGTCTGTTTCGTTTTATATTGGAATATTTCCCTTGCTACCATAAAAGCAAATACTAGAACACCACCAAATGCAATAGTAGTAGCATTAAAACTAAATATAAGACCTAATGCAATAATAGCAATAATGGTAAGACTACTAAACCTTTTAATTCTCTTGTCATAATTTATGGTTCTGCTATTTTATAAAGACTAACATGACATACAGCTGACCTGACAATATCGAAAGAGTTTGATAAAGTAACAATAGTTTCTAAACTTCCACCTTGAAGTATTTCTGGAGTCCGATATATCTCTGTTCCATCCATCATAAATATTACTTGTGTTTTGACTGTTCCAGTAACATTATCAGCTACAACTATATAATCTCCTGCTGGCATTGTATCTATATTTACACTTTCATACTTTGAAGAATATGTATGGTCAAATATCTTTTCTGCAAAACAAGCAGTATATATTTTATCCTCAGTGGCTACAACTGTACGTGTTGAATTTGTATCTCCATCGTTCCATTTTCCAAATTTATAACCAGTATTAGGTGTAGCAGTTATTTCAACAGACCTATTAACAGAATAAATTCCAGCACCTGTACAAACACCACCAGCTACAGGTTTTGCAACAACATCAATATGTACGCCGTCACCTGGGTGTTCAATAGCAGAATCATAAAAATTTGCATTCTTAATAATTAACTTTTTTCCCATAATTTTTAATTTTAATATTTAACATTTAATTTATGAAATTACCACATTTATATCTTCTGAAGGCATATCAAAGTGATAACAATACTTTGCATTACCTACTCCAGAAACATTAGAAAGACTTACTAATTCTCCAACTATTGTATTGCCTGTCTGAGTGCCAGTTACTGTTATTGAAGGTGCACTATCATTATATGTTATAATTGAACATCTGCCACCTTCAACCCAACTACTGTAAGCATGATAGTTAATAGAAGAATTTACGTTTATACTATGTAATTTGTTTATTTCTGCTTCTCCCCATGCTTTTAGGATTTCATTAGCAATATAGTGATGATATATATCACTTGGATGAGTGACTTGTCCCGCAGAATGTATATAAAAGTATTCATTTTGTCCTGTAGCATCTAACATAGCGTCTCCTAATGTTTCCCAACGACTTGAATTATTCCAATATATATCTATATATGCTTCAGCATCATTATCTATAGATGCTTGCTTTATAGCTCTCGCGAGGTCTGTACCTGACTCATAATCAGGAGAACATAGATATATTTTAGCAGAACTTCTTTCTTTAATAAAAGAAATCAAATTTGAAAATTTACTATATGCACTGTTATATGTTCTATAACTACCAGGAATATTAGCACCTAATAGGATGATTATAACATCAATATCGTCATCTACAGTTAGTATATTATCAAATATTGCATGTAGTGCTGTATCTGACTGAGGGGCATCTCGTTCCCAAGAAGCAGCGTTTACTCTTACAGTATCACTTATATTTAGAGCGTCTGTTAAATTACTAATCCAATCAGTATTCATGTTAGAAGAAGACATTCCTCTGCCACCCCAGCCATTATCAGCTATATAGCCCCAAGAATGAGAAACAAAAAGAACTTTATTATATCTATTTTTTATCTTTTCTAATACTAATTGTTCATTTACTACAATCAATCTATATCTATTACCATTATCATCAGTCAACTTTATTTGGTTTTGTAATGATGCAAGTTCTTTGTCAGTGTCATTTATTTTTTCTTCATTACTTTTGACTTGTTGTTCTACATCATCAATCTTATCTGTTAAGTATTTAGCAGGATATTTAATTTCCCAACTAAAATAACAGCCGTAAGATTTTTGCCAAATAGATTCAATCTCATCATCTGCAATATTTGAATCTCCAGCAAGAACATGGTATTCTGCACTGTCAATTCTCTTTAATTTAACAGCATTTCCTACAATAAAAAGTTGTTGACCTTTTTTAATATTTATGGTTGTGGATAAAACATTAACACCAGATTCGACTGTAAAAGGGTATTGCTGTATTATATCTATATAACCATGTACTTCATCATATCTACATACTGCTATATTACAGATACCTGCTGTATTAACATTTAATGTAATGGTATTTATTACGCCATCATCTTTTGCTTGGGAATCCCATAAACCTATGTAATTAAAATTCAAATCAGATGAAGTAGTACCACTATCATTTCCAATCTTTTCAACATATTCATCCTTTATTTTTAAGGATTTTGAACTGTCAAAGTTCTTAGTCTTAAAATGACCATTCTCAAATCTTGCAAGAACATTACCATTATCATCCGTAATATCTAAATCAGACTCTCGTATATCATCTGCAACATCGACTGGAAGATTAGTAGCTTCTAAAAGATTAGTTTGTTCAACTTCTTCTATATTCCACTCTCCTGCTGTATGAGCAACTATAAACTTATATAATAACCCATCATATTTGATAATAGTGCCTATACTATAATCAGTGTCCTCATCAAATGCTTCAATACTGTCAATACCTATATTAGCGTTATTTTTAACAGAAGAAAAGTTCTTAGTTTGTATATGTCCGTTTTCATATCTAACAAGAATATTTCCTTGCTCATCAGAAATATCAAGGTCTGATTCAGCAATAGAGTTTGCTACAGTTGGAGTAAAACTATATACTCCACCACTTTTAACCAGATTTTCACTCCCAGCAGTGGGTTCATCATCTGTAGTTAGACCTAAATTACTTTTAGCCTTCTGTTTCTCATCATCAGTTAGATTTTGAGTAGATTTTACCGAAAGGAATTTTTCTGATAAACTCCCATGTAATATATTAAGGAACTCTTCCTTAGTTAAATTAGTATGATTTTGTTCATTATAATCATCCAGATAGCCCTGGAGAAGTCTCTGGTCTATCTGCTCACAAGTGTAATATTTACTAGTATACATACGATTAAAATTTTATGGGGTTTTTAACTTTTTCCATAGAAGGGTTCTCCAGAAATATCTCCGAAGGTTATACCGTCAATGTCTGCAAAAGCATTATCAAACTCGGCACTAGTGATTTTTGTATCTCTATCTCTCCTGAGTATAATCTGGAATACTATGGGTTCATCTTTAGCTTGAGCTACCTCCGTATCTCCGTCTGGTTTATAAGGTATACCATTTATAATAAACCTATCTTCAGACCAATTGAATTGAAAGTAACCCTCACTGTTTAAATAAGGTTTAACAGCAGATTTTGGGATAAGTATAACCAAATTCTCATCATCTAACTCTCCTGAAACAGTAGCTTTGTTAATAGGCCAGTTACGAAATGCGTTATAATAACAAAGAGCTTCAATAACTACTAAGTGATACTTAGGATAACTATCTTCACCCATTGATAACATTTGGTTAAGGTTCCTACACCAACCCACTGTTTGCCTACCAGAGTCATCCTCTAGAAATTTCTGTACGATATGTTTATATCTATCCCAATCTACGTTCCTAACATACCTAGAACGAGGTTTAGTTGCCATTATTTATGAGTTAATACTGTTGGAGGATTAGGACCATCTAGACCTTTAGGATGCCTACGATTAACTACTATAGGTACTCTAGTAGGTTTATAAGCATTATCACACATAGGTAAGAAGATCATTAACCTAGAAGCCAAATTACACAAATTCTTTCTCAGTACTTCTATAATACCGTTTGGTTTAAGAGCTTCAGAGTAAGATTTGTATAAGGTAGATAAAGAATCTGATAATTCATCGAAATACTCCACTTCGGTAGGACCAGTCTGTATTCTCTTTACTCTACCAGTAGAACCCTGCTCATCTCCACCTTTATCCTCAGATTTATCCGAACTAGATGATTGGGATTGGTAGGTTAAGGCATCTATATATTGCCCAGTACCAGTAAGTAAAGATATAATCTGCATATTAAGAAAATCCCATACTGCCAATTCCATTATTAGCTGGTTTTCTAGTCCCTCATAATAAAGTTCATTAGTATATTCTTCTAAAGGAATACAATGATCCACTAGAGGTCCTAAATATAACTGCCATTTTTGAATAAAGGTAACTTTCTGTTGTAAAGTCATCCCACTATCTACTAGATTAGCAGGTACATAAAGATCTATCAGGTTATAAATAGAATCGCTAAGATGAGTCTTTATACCAGAATCCGAAACTAGAATAGTCTGAGATACATATGAAGGTCCATCACTACCAGATTCAGTGATAGTTAGGGTTACGATGTAACAGCCTGGATTCTCATAAGTAAAGGTTGGATTCAGTTCTTGACTTTCTCCGCCTTCAACACCAAAGTCCCAACCAATGGTTGCATCGGCCGGGACTTTGTTTATCACCTTAAAAGAAACTTCCAAGCCTTTCGCAACATATACGAAAGCTAGGTCCATATAAGCTACTCTTCTGGTTTAAAATCTTTGATTATAACAGAAATGATATCCTTTACAGTATCAGTTTCTTCAACATCGATATCATGTACCTTAGCCAAAGCCTTAGCCTGATCTACTGTAATATCCTTAATCATCTTGTCTATGGTAACACCCTTTTCGAACTGAGCCTTGAGCTTGTTGTCAAGTTTCTTAACGTCAGCCTCAGTAAGCTTCTCTACCTTCTGGTCTGGCTGTACCATAATGAGGTGACCTGAATTGAGTGCCATAGATATACGCCTAGAACGCATCTGACGATCAGTAATTTCTACTTTCTCTCCATGAGCAATGGTAATACCAGTAGTTTGGTCGAAGAAGCCATTAGCTTTAGGACCAAGAGCTATAAAATAAGAATTTTTTGCCATATTATTATCCTCTTAAAGTTTAGATGGTTAGTAAAAACCAGGAACAGGAGGATTATTAACCAACCCTACCTGAACCTGGTCATGAAAAAACTTATTATCAACAACTACTCGAGATTTACAAGCATATATGGATCCTTATTCATGTACTCTGGGAAACCATAAGTACTGAATGCCTTGGTCTGGTCGAGTACAATTACAGAATCGTTATATATCTTAGAGAAACCAGTAGTAAGGGTAGCATATACTGCCTCGGTCTGATTAGATACAATTCTCTCAGACTCAAGCATAAGCTGCTTGGCAGTAAGCTTAACCAGAGCTGCCTTAGGATCTATCATTACGATGTCGTTAGCAGGTACTCCTGGATGGATCCACATATCTGCAGTGTTAGGTACTGGAGTATGGAGGTTGAGAGTAGCTTCGGTTGTACCCTGACTACGCTTCTTAAACTCATCGAGGTCGAGGAGACTAAGAGCTATATCCTCGGCAGAGATCATAGTAGTAAAGTTACGACCTATACGAGCACCACGGATCCATATACGAAGCATATCCTTATATGTAAGGGTATTAGCTGTAGTTACACCTACGATATCTGCAGCCTCTGAACCATCAGCCTTGTTACCAAGGAGAAGAGTATCAAGAGCCAGTGTATCAAGGGCATATCCGAGCTGAATACCGAAATCACGGAGGTAAATACCCAGGATATCGATAGATACATAGTTACGTACCTCATCAGTGAGCTTAAAGCCCTTACCAATCTTGAAGAGAGTAACACTCTTCTGGCCAAATGAAACTGTTCCCAATGGGATGGTCTCAGCCTCATTTATCTTGGCAGGAGCAGCATCAGACATGTTAACCCAAGGCTGGATAGCAGTCAAACCGTTAATAGGCTGATCACCCTGTATGATAGTTGGGTAGAAAGGTGCCTCTCGCATACCCGTGGTGATAGCTGCACGGATTATCTCTGGAACAATCCAACGAATATCCTGATTAGGCATATCGAAGATATTCTGCATAGTGTCTACCTTTGGATTCAGGTCAATCTTCTCAAAGAGAGCTGCCTGTGAGATACCCCACTTACTCTTTACCAGCTCCTCAAAAGAGATATCTACTGGCTTCTTATTCTGGCCTCCTGCACGAACACTTTCAAGAGAAAGGACCATGTCCTTAAATTCTTTCTTAAAGTCGTTGGCCTTCATTTTTGTAATATCTATACCTTCCATTATTATAAAATATTAGGGTTTAACGTACAAGAACTGGTACCAACTCAACCTCGCCTCCTGAAGGAGCAGAAGCTGGAGCCAAAGCAATAAACTTACTCTCTGCTCCAGAGGTAGTGTTAGTACAATTAGGATAACGATTATTAAACAGAGTACCATCTGGTTTTACATAACCAGGAGTAATAGCAGCCTTAGCAGCCCAGTAACAAATCATGTAACCTTCTACTGCTACGGTAACCTCGATAGGATACTCTCTCTGACCAGCATAAGCAGGTGTTACACTATCGGTAACTGCAACACCAAGATAAACCTGATTCTCAGCTCCGGTATAAGCAATAAGCTTACCGGTATTATCCAAAGCTACTGGCATACCCTGAACAATAGTTACATTTGCGGCAACATTAAAAGCCTGATGAAGTTTGTGGGATTCATGCTTGTAAATTGAAACTCTAGGAGTCTTCTGTCCATAGAGAGTCAGCTTATCCCCAGCCTGTACAATATTCATATTATTTAATTTAAATTAAGTTATGAAAGTTTACTCTTGTAAAGAGAATCGATGGATGATTCTGTTGAATGAGGATCTTCCTGGTTCTGTGTAGTAGCACTACCATTGCCCTCCTGAGCAGAGGAAGCTCGGTTAATGTCATGAGAACCACATTTAGCACACTTGAGAGGGAATTTCTCATTAAGACGGGTTTCATAATCCTTCTTAAGAGAAAGCAGAGTCTGAAGACCTGTAGTCTCAGCATTGATCATCGTAACGATGGTCTCATCTACCTGATCTCCATTCAACTTCTTGTAAGCTGTTACAGTAGCCTCACGGAGTGAAGCAATGTGATTCTTACCTACAGTTGCCATCTCCTTAAGATTGGCAATCTCTGTGTCCTTGGTAGCCACTGAGTCTTTCAAGGACTTAATCTCATTGTCCTTAGTAGTAATCTGCTCCTTCAAAGAGTTAAGTTCACTAAGAGAAGTCTTTACCATCTGCAAAGCAAGCTCTTCACTAATTTCCTGGCCCTCACTGAGCTGAAGCATGTCATTACCAAAAAGCTTTTCGAGAAATTCTTTGAGTTCTTGGTTCATGTTAGAATTATTTTTTGGTTCGTAAATATTTGGATCCTTATTAACTAAACGTAGAGTATCGTCCTTTTGTTTATCTTGTTCTATTAACTCTTTTGAATCTTTGAAAGCGTATACCTTTGGAGCTTCTTTGAGGTATTCAGAATAGCTGTTCCAAGTCCTATTTGCAAAACCGGGGTTTACTATCTTACCGTCTTCTCCTGTCTTTTGAGCATAAGGATCAGCTCCATGAGATACTAAAGAAGTTTCTAAGTAACGTACAATATGGGTAACTATTCTCCTAATCATGTTACCCTTAGAATCGTAAGTACCAATCTTGTCCCAGAATTCCTGGTCATCCATTTCAGGATGAGATTTATCCCAAGTAAATTGTACTGTTACAGAATTACTGTGTATAGAGGGTGGTTCCATAAGAATACCTCTAGCAATTCTAGGATTAGCTTTACCATCTATCTTAAGTACTCCATTCATACCAGCAGGAATAAGGATATTACCATCCTTATAAGCCTCTTGCCACATCACCTTAGATACAGCACCAATGGCATTACCAATGTCAGTCTCATGATCACAGTTTACTGTTTGGCCTAACATTAGTTTAATAGAGTTCTTTAAAACATTACCCTGACCAAAGTCTGTAGGCATCCAATTTTTGCTTACTATGGTAGCCGACAAGAGTCTAAAGACTGGTTCAATAAATTCTTCTTCCTTTGGTTTTAAGTCTTCCTCTTTGAGCTCAGGATAATAAGTGTGGTAGTTTATATTACCACCAAATAGTCCAAGCTGTTGAATTGATTCTTGAGTTGGCTTATGCCACTCATAGAACTTCTCATTAAATTCTTGAGCATCTATTGGGTCTGGCAAATTACCAACCAAAATAGAATGACCCTGACCAATTATCATTGAATCAGTACGCTCAGGATTTTTGTGTAAAATAATGGGCATAATTTATCTTGGATTAGTTTTTTGATCTCCTCTTTTTGGAGTAGTTTTAGCTTTATCTCTAGTTCTACGAGCAGATTTATTCTCGTTATCTTGATCCTTCTTCTTCTTAGCTGGATCATCAGGATCATAGTTAGTATTATCCTTTACACCAGCTTGATCTTCTGGGTCAACTCTTGGCTCAGCCTGATCAGGAGAGTCATAACCCATTTCCCAAGCATATTGGGATTGACCTATGATACCATCACGATATAGAGCATTAAGATTAGCTATCTTGTACTGTAAAGCCTGTTGAACTTTAACATCATCGGCTATAGTAGAGGTAGCCCAAGTAATCTTTATACCCTTATTATTAAAGCCAGCTAAACGAAGCTCTAAGTTATAAATAAACTCCAGAACATAGGATATTATGGACTGAATATTACGGAGTTGGGATATCATCTTAGACAATATAATACCCATACCTCCTTCTGTATTAGTTCCACTAACTCCTATAATATTACCGTTGATACCTAGACCATTAGCTACTCTCTGCTGATTGAGATTCCATAGTTTATCAGCACTACCAAGATCTTTAGAGGTAGAAGTCATGTTAAACTCGTGGTCATCAAGATAACCGACTACCAAACCATCATTCATACCCTCTTTGAGATTTCTCTTGGCTTTAAGTAGGGTACTGTTTAACCTGTTCTCATAAGCTCTGTTATTCTCATTTGGCAAAGGATCTGGTTTAGCTATAGAGGCAGATAAGAAACCTAAGAAACCCATCTGTTCCATGATATGCTTAAAATTAGTCATCATATCATGTTGACCCTTGATAGAATCTAAAGCAGACATAAACGGTGGTATTCCATAGGGTTCATCGGTATCATTATACATACCAGCATATACATAGGTTTCGGTGTTTAACTTGATATAATCAAGGTTCTTTACCATGTAGTTTTCATTACGCTGATATGGTTGATATACACCGTTGTTCTCTCTCTTAAATAGTATGTTATCTGGTTTAAGGAAGAGTATAGTAGCTAGACCATCAAGGTCATTATTAGGTACACCTTCTATAGAAACAGCACCTCCAACACAAAGTTGAACAATCATCTTGTTTACAAGTCCATCTATACCTGCAGAATAAGATGACCATCCTCTAGAAGCTTTCTTTAGATGATTCCTCATACTTTCGGCTTCTTTATCCGTGTTATTTGGAAAGGTTATCATATGTCCAGTATTAGCCAGTTTAAAGGTTTCCTGAATAGCTATAGCCATATCTGGGTTAACCTTGTATAACTTACGTATTAACTGGATTACCTCAGTTCTAAATGAGGGAGTTACCATACTGGTAAGACCATATAAAGTAGAGGTAAAATTTGTAGAATCCTCAGGAACTGAAACTCTTCCTGGAGATATTGAAGATACCTTAGGTTTTCTTTCTTTGTTAGATTCTTGAGGTGGAGACTTAACCGACTGAGGTTTATTTCTCCAAAATTTAAAAACATTCATTTTGGTTGTACTACTATATTGGTTTTACTCTTTCGAATATGATTACAAATGGCTTTACCAAAAATGTCGTCATCGGCATATACCAAATCGGTATCTCCCTCATCAGCAGCTTGAGTATTTAACCTATGCTTACCCATAGCTACTGGTCTACCAAGAGAATCATATATAAAGGTATAAGCCTCTTGTACAAAGAATGGGTCTTTTATAATCAGATTATTTTCTCGTACATCCTCTTCAAGGTTCTCAATGATGATAGTTCTGTTCTTAGTAGTAGTAAGCCATCCAGGAGAAGCATCTACTTCGGGTTTACGTTTACCCTTTTTCTTTAAAAGCTTCTGGTAGTAATACAGTCGAGGGTAACCTTCAGTTTGTAATTTAGAAGTAACTGCCAAGCCTACATCATTTGATTCAGGAGCTAATAAAGCCCAGTTAAATAACCTACCGGTATCTCCCAATAACTGGGCATATTTATCTACTGGTATACGACCCTTATAAACGCATTGTTCTTCTCCAGATTTATCCATACAGGTGAAAGATGAGTAGTCAGTAGATCTACCAGTTGAAACGTCGGCTCCTATGAAGTATTCTGTATTCCTTTTGGGTTTATTGAACTGTCTATACTGACCATTCATACGTTTGATTATTGCAGGATAGTCTGTTAAACAATCTTCAATAGCCTTGATATCAGTTAGGTCGAATACAGTATTACCAGAACCTAAGAAGTCTCCATCTATCTCTTGGGCAGTTCTACGTGCACCCAAGTTCTTAGACATAGTCTGATACCACTTATCATCTCGTTCTGGGTGCATTCGCCAATATAATCTCAGAGGGTTAAACTCATTGGCATGAGCCATAGCATCTACCCAAGTAGAATGATAGAAGTTGCCCATTCCCAATGGCGTACTGTTCACTATAGCAGAACCACCAGTTGATAGAGTAGGAAGAGCTGCAGCCCATATTTGCCCAGCCCATCTTACCATAGCTGCCTCATCTATTACCAACAATGTAAGAGATTCTGAACGACCTGCTTCTGGAGAAGTAGGTATGGATTCAATGAATGATCCATTAGCAAACTCCATAGTACTAGCTGAGCCATATTCTCCTGAACGACCATTTATTATAGGTGTTTGCATATACCAAGGTAGATTCTTATACATATACTTGATCTTCCTTAGTACCTTCTTAGCTACCGTATCCTTGATAGAGATAATGTTTATCTTCTTATTATCATGGAACATAGCTAACCAAAGGCAGTACATAGAGATTAACTCAGTAATACCAGCTTGCCTAAACTTAAGGATAATATTAAACCTTTGAAGGACAAACTGGTAAAGTACGGATTTTTGGTAAGGATATAAGTAAAAATGGGTTTTACCTCTTACTGGATGTATTACATAGCAGAAAGTACTAAAAAAGAAAACATCATTAGCTACTCTAGCTAAGTTCTGAAGTTCTCCTTTGGTCAAACTGCCAGGACTTTCTATTTTCTTTGCCATATCTCTAGTTATAGGTGATTGAAATCTCTAGATCCGTTCCAGGATTTTTTTGTAGGTTAGGATAATAAAATTCATTTATACCTACTTTATAAGATATCCTCCGAGTCTTGAAAGAAATTCCGATACCTAAATCGGCTAACTTATTAAAATACCGATATTTGAGATAAGCATAAGGTTCTACCTTTAACCTAAAACCTGCTTCCTTTTGAGTTAAATCTCCATTTACCCAGTTATACTGATATTTATCGAGATCGATCTTATATTCCTTGGTAAAGAACCCATTCATGGATGGTCTGAAGAAAGATAGGTTTAGTTTATCCTTGTTTAGTAAGGCTTGAACTAGAGAATCTCCTTTTTGTATAGAATCTGTAGTAGTAGTAACTTCTTTAGATTCTTTCCAATTCTTACCATACAGGAAAACGTATTTAGGTAGTACCTTAGTAGAATAACCCTTAACTGGTTTATAGGGTTTAGATATATAAACTGTATCGGTATTGCCTATAACCTTGGGTTGTTTTTGTAATTGGGATATCTCATGCCTCTGCCTAAAATAGGTAAAGCAAAGGATAATAGTAATCCCCAATAACAAGAATGTTGCAATTTTGTATTTCATATCATTATAGCTTATATAATCTCCAGATAGGTGGGGTACCCCACCTATCTCTTCCGAGGTTTACCGAGGAAGCTCTTTCTTTTTTACGTATATACTTATCGATAGAGATTTACTTATATCTATATACGTTAGTATATATAGATATAGAGCCATATAAAATATATAGATATATATACGTTAGTATATTATATATCTATATATTTTGTTAAAATTTGTTAAAAGGTAAAGGGATTTAATGGTTTAGGCAATCCTTAAACCAAATTCCAGTTTCGTACACCGCACCCTTAGCTAATACATTCCTGGCCTTGTTCATCCAGTAAATAGGATTCTCAGGATCATAATGTATCTTAAAACTCTTAGGGAATCCCATTATGTTCTTAAAATCTTCTATACCAAGTGGCCAACCATCTGGTCTAAATTGCCTATCTGCAGGTCTCAAAGTAAGAGGTGGTCTATCTGATTCTAATCTATACACTCCTGGCAATGTAGACATTTTAGCTGTTTTAATTGGCCATTTCTTCTCTGACATAAAGTCATGGGTCCAAAGGTAATGAATCCTTTTTACCGTAAGGTTTTCTTTTTCAGGAAGTTTCCTATAATCATACATCGCCAATATTTTATTTTTTGGCGGCATATAGTTAGTATTATTTCCCTTAAAATACGCTGCCTCCAGTAAATTTCTAGTAACTTTAAGAGTGTTTACTTGGAAAATCCTTTGGAAATTTTCTTTATTAAACTTAGAGCTGCCTTTTTTAACACCTATAATTAACAACCTTTTCCTTGATACCTGAGAATTACCCAGATCTGCCATTGAGTGATTGTGAAATATAAGGTCGTATTTCTTAAAAGTTCTCTCCCAATCAGCTATTGGCATCAATGTAAGTAGCTTAGGTACATTCTCCAAAAGGAAAATCCCAGGCTTAAAGATTAAAATACTCTTAATAAGGAGGTTTATGGTCTCATTTTTCTCTGGATTACCCAGCTCTTTTACTTTAGAAAGTCTCATAGTAGAACTTGCACCGCAATCTGGGCTACCCATTATGATATCTGGACGCTTTTCTAAGTCAAAAAATTCGGTTTCGAAGGGTATTTCACCAAAATTTAATCTCCAATTTTCTTCACCCTTAGTATGGAAGACTGTTCTGGGCTCTATATTACCCAAAATTTTATACCTTTTATCACCTAAAAAAGGGTGGAGGAGAGCTCCTCCACCTGCACATACGCCTAAAATCTTAATTTTCTTCATCTAACTTTTTGATTTCGTCAATAACATTTGCCACCTCCAGCCAACTGCGGTTGTACGCCTGTTGCTTGTATCCGATGGCTTCGTGTTCAATTTTGAACCCATATTGGTTCATGTATGCCATTTGTCGATAGCACTCATTTTCGTAGTTCTGTAACGTCTTGACGAGCTTTCTCAGGATAGTTTCTTCTTTCTTGGTCATCGCTCAGTCCTCCTTATCTTTTCACAAATATTCCGTAAACAAATAACATAATGCAAATGCAAAATGTAGATACAACTATAATGTTGCAAATATCATCCACTGTCATATTTAGTCCTCCTTACTATTTAACCAATCTTCTTTAGAACCCAAGATGATAATTAAGGACCTCAAACTGGTATAATAGGCGGGTGAAGTAGCATATTTTGCCTTTATGTTGTCGGTTATCTTCAGAGCAAACATTAGAGGTTGGTCCCTATAAGGCCAAGCATCACTATACATTGGCTTCTTAAAGATAGCCAGATGGTCTTTTAGGCATTCCTCTAGTGTTTCATAATGGCGGAAAGCTCTAATTACTATATACTTCCACCTATTAACGTCTAGTTTAATCTTTCTCAGTACTTTATCTGGAGGAGTAAGAGTCTTCCTATCATTACTAAAATACTCGGTAGTTTGTACCATATCTACTGGACCTTTCCAAGTAGAACCCTTGGTAATACCAAAGATATTATTCTCTCCAATAGTGTGAGCTCCCCATCCTGTTTCCAGTACTGCTTGAGCTGTTACAAATAAAGGATGAATTTCTCCACCCTTAGCGGCTTGATAAACTCTCTTAGCGAAATCCATTTGTTTTTCGTTTGCCATAAACTTTAATGTTTTTAGTGTTATATAATATAAGAATTGAGTATTGCCTAGAACTACTTAAACTAGAGGTTCTATGTAATACTGCATATATTATTAAAAATAGGATCGCACATGTTAAAAATAATCGTTGATTGGCACGAAAATTACTGTCAAGTAAATCCTGAATCGGATATATTTGAGGATTTATCAGTTACAATGTGGGAGGGTTGTTCTAAAGAAGCAGTAGAAGAATCTATTAAGAATGAACTCAAAAACATACCTTACGACATCTACAACAACCTACTTGAGCTAACAGAAATAAAGCATAATTTTTTAATATAAAAATTTGCTTATTTAAAATAATTTTATTACCTTTGTAAAGTATAAAAATTAAAGATATAAGTTAAACCAAAACCAAAACAACAATGAACACAAAGCTCAAACCAAACATGGAAGTTATCTATGTAGAACGTAACTTCAGCTTAATCGATAAGACTGAGGTTATATCCATAGATAAAAGCCAAGGAACAGCTAAATTAGCTAATGGAGTTATTGTTAACCGAGAAATCCTTAAAAAGGGATATTTTAAGAGAGCGGGTATGAGATCTTCGGATGCTCGTATTTACCTTTATGAAAAGGATAGTGAAGGTTATAATCTCTATCAATCTTTCTTGGATAGGAACTGGTTAAAGTCCTTTATTGGAGTTCTTAAAGGAAAGGTAGAAAATAGTAAGGTAGATACCGACGGAGAATGGCTTCACAATTTAAGAAAATCACTAACTAAATTCGCATAAAGATATGGCAAAAGCAGTTTTCGTAATAGTGGGTATTGCTTACTTACTAGCATTACCTATGGCAATCAGAACTTCTGTAGCTTTCTGGTTATTCAGAGAAAAAGATCCTATAGCTCATAAAGCTATGCAATGTGGATTCTTCCTGGGTTTCATCAGTATATGGCTTATCTATCCCATTTATCTTATTAAGGACGCATTATCTAACTTAAAACATTAAAGCAATATGAGAGAACTAATTCACATCTTTTACGTATTGGGTGGTGTAGTAACCCTAATTTACTACTGGTATATTACTATCAAGGAGTATAGAGGAGATAAATATGGATCTATCACCTTCTTCGATATCATAGCTTCCCTTTGGGTTATGATTGGATCTTGGCTGAGTTTAACCTTGATCCTATTCGGAGATAGATTAGATGAAATTAAAATAATCAGTAAAGAGCCTAAGAACAATGAATAATATTTTCTTTTGGTTTTACCTAATCAATATTGTGGTTCTTATCATCCTTTTCTTCTTAGTAAAGAAATTAGAGAAGAAGATGATAAAGCCCAAGATGAATAAATATACTTTTAAGTATAGATTATGTGGTGTCCTTTATATGCATACGGAAGTTCTAGAGGAGTGGAAGACAAGTAACTTAGGAAATACTTGTTATATTTATAAAGAATTTCTAGATGAAATGGTAGTTTTAAGTGATTACCTGCGGGAGATATGGAAACACTATAAGGGTGATCTCATAGAGGTTCAAGTATATATAGGATCTTCCCATTCAGATTGGGGAAATTTTGTGGGTAAGTATTTGATAAGAAAGGAGGGAGAAGTTATTTTTAAGGGACCTTATGAGTATTAATAATGGTAAGGGTTGTAGGGTAGAGATTTAATCTAGGAGTTCCTTATATACGTATATAGGCCTGGAGAAGTTAATGTTGGCTTTGGTTTAATGTTACTTCTCTGGGCTTTTTAGTGTGTTTGTGTTTTGTGGGTTATCAAGTGTATAGTAGTATGTGGAGGAGCTGGGAAGCCCTTATATACGTAGCCAAAAGTCCAGGTAGTGGGAGAGGGGAACGGTAGACGATGCAAAATTTAATCAAAAATAAAAGTAAGGTACACAATAACAAAAAGAAAAATAAATTGATACAAAGGACATTTTTTAGATATAATTAAAATACAAAATACAAAAAAAAAGGGCTACCTTTGTAGCCCTCAATTTTAGATGTAATTAATAATGATTTTTAGTTTGTGGTTTAAGTGTGTAGTTACATTTTGTTTTGTTGCAAACTCATTTGGTTTTGTTGTTAACTCTTTTGTACTGTCATATTTTAGCCAAAGGTCGAATAACGTTTCATAAATATGATTAATAATTTTCTTTTGTTTTTTTTCTTTCATCTCTAAAAACTTTATGTCCTCCAAAAACAAAAGAAAAATTTGAGCACTTTGTTTATCCGTTATACCGTAAACTTTGTTGAAGAAACGGATAATAAATAATATTTTTCTCTTCATCTTTTTAATGTTTTAAATAAAGATAGCGAGTATTTTTACTCGCTATCTTTTAATTATTACTTACTTTGAGAATTTTTCGTAATTCTCTTGTGCTTTAGCAACGAGTTTGATGTCACGTTCTTTCCTTAATCCATTAAAAACTGAAAAATCCACCGTTTCCGTTGTGTACGTTTCAGCAAAAAATTTTTTAAATTTTGAAAAAGCGAGATTAAACTCAGGTTTATTTTTTGCACCCGCTAACAAAGTAACATAAGATAAAGACAAAGAACGCAATTTTCTTCTTATTGCTTTTTCTTGACTTTCATCTGCACCCTCAAAGAATTTTTCTTGATAAATGTTACTTTTGGCGCTTGCATTTTTTGTTACTGCACCGTCACTTTTTGCGAGAGAGAAAAGCGCATTTAAAGCATTATTAGTTTTCATAATTTTAAGTGCTTTTAAAGGGAAAGCATAACTTTTTAAATAAAACAATAATTAATAAGTACCCTTAAAGGGTAATAATTTCCGTTGTATCAATAAATCAAAGAACCTTATTTTTGTACTGCAAAGGTAATACAATATTTTGAATTACCAAAACTTTTTACGAAAAACTTTCAAAAAATTTTGATTTTTGCATTTTTTGTTCAAAATATTTGCATATTCCAAAAAATTTTATTATATGCGTACCTTATATATAATAACTATAATATAATAAAAAAATATCATATATGCAAATTTTTTTGTAAAAAGTTTTGGTAGTTTCAAATTTTCTTCGTACCTTTGCAGTACAAAAGTTAGATGTTTAATTTATTGATACAAAAATTTAGAGTTATGAAAAAAGAAAAATTTAATGATTTTCGAGAGTTTAAAAAAGCGGTTAATGCAAGTTTGCGGTATTGTAAAGCATCTCTATTTAGGAGTTTTTTTCTTGTAGATGTAGAGAATTTGGAAATTATCAAAGGACAAAACGGAAACTTTTTAGAGTTTTATTTAGAAACTTTGAAAAATAGTGAATATCAATACTCACAAACTGACTATAACGGCAAAAATTTGAATATGTATTTATTTGTTGGTAAGTATTATTTTAATATTGCAGGAAGAAAATTTGATGTCCCAATTTATAAAAAATATTTAGGTAGCAATTTAGATAGTTACGAAAATAAATTTACGGATAGCATTTTACAGTTGTTAGATGAAAACAACTTATCCTATTGGTTGAAAAAGTTTGCTTAAAAAAGCAAACTTTTTTCTTTAATATTCTATTTATCATAATAATTATTTTTGAAAACGTGAAAAAATGTAAATTTTTTTTTTTAATTTTGCCCATATATAATTTCCCGCCGA